CAGGTTTAAAAATTACACCTATGTTCAGAACCCCCGGAGGTAAGAAGACTGAACCAGGGATTAAAATAAAAGGCAAGTTCTAATAAACAAAGGAGAAGAAAATGAGAAAATTAGTTAGTGTGGTACTGATAGCCCTCTTAATATGTGGACTATCTGGGCTTGCTATAGCAGGCAAAATCTCACAGGACGGCACTAGTAAAGGTCAGATTACCGACTGGAACTTTGTGGGTCCGACTGTTACAGTAGACGGCAACGAAGGTACTGTTACTACCACAGCTGTTAGTGCTGACATGGTAGTAACAGGGTCTGTTTTAGGGCGTAGGTATGTAGAATTGGTTACTACTAGTGACACCCTAACAGCAGCGGACTCTGGGAAAGTGTTTGTTTACTACGGTACAATCAATAGTGTCTTTACCCTTCCTGCTGCTACTACGTCAGGGGTGGATTACACTTTCATAAGTGGGGCTTCCACAGCCGCTCAAAATGCACAGTTGGTTAAACTAGACCCTGCTTCTACCGCAGATAAATTCCAATATTTACAAATGTCCACAGGTGACGCTCTATTAAACCCTAGTTCAAGAGCTTCCGGAGATTCTGTAAACATCATCAGTGGAGGTAACAATATATGGTATGTTGGCGCTATGGACGGTACTTGGCAAGACGGAGATTAGTGTGATAAACGTTCTGTTAAACATCAGCATTTTTCTGGTCCCTTTTTACGACGTGCTGTTTAGAATGTACCCTTATATATCTCTAGCGGTTGATGGGACCCGACCGCAAAGAGATATAATAAGCCTATGGTTGGCTGTTGTTTTAGCTCTATGGGGTTTATATCAAGGAAAAATGTCCGCTAGAGAAGAAAAACCTTTACTAGTGTTCTTACTTTTTATTTTTGTTTGTAGTTTCACTTTCAGTAACCGAATATCCTTCACGATAAACAATGTATCAGCAGATTCCTTTTGGTTGTGGAGACCTATGTTTTATGTTCTTGTATACTTCTTAGCTTATCTTAGCATAACCAACAGTACTCTCACTCCACAAAATAGATTTAGAATATTAAAAAACATCAGTCTTTCTGTTTTGATAATGGCTGTTTACATAGGATTACAAGCTTTAGGGGTTGAACAGTTTTTTGGAATAGAACCCTATTTTATTGGGCGTTTACCTAGCGCTAACATGGGTGGTACTCTAGGGCAACCCACTATTGTGGCCCCTTGGATTGCGTTAGGTATTCCGATAATGTTATATTTAAAGCAGAATAAGAGGGCCTTCTTCTGTTTCTGTATACTGGTGCTATTACGGAGTCAAGTGGCTTTAACTGCGAGTGTCATATCCCTAGGGGTCTATCATATATTGAGAAAACCCAAAGCTGTATACGCGTGGGCTTTTCTTTTTCTACTCGTTGGTGTTTATTTGATTTTACACCCAAATTCAACAACAGACAGTGGTCGTTTCCATGTATGGCGGTTGATCGTACAAGATTGGAAGACATCTCCTTTTAACACTCAAAGTTTTGCAATTACCGGCGCGGGGATAGGTTCTTTTCAATACACCTTCCACAAAATACACAACAGTATCTTCTATCAGGCACACAACGAATATTTAGAGGTTTTATACTGGGGTGGGGTTATAGGCTTATCTCTGTTCGTATACGTGTTATATGATATGTTTCGACGAGCTTTAAAAACTTGCCATAGTTATACAGACTACCGGCAGACACAGAGTGTAGCTTTAACTTCTAGTTTTTTATGTATATGTCTGTGCGCCGGGGGTACTTTTGTTTGGCAGTTAGGAGTTTACAGGATAATTACAATTATTATCTTAGGGTTATTGAATCAAAGGTCGGACACTTCAGAACGTCGGTTTATTAAAAGCTCCTGACGCCTGCCGTATTCAGCGATAAGCAACGCGTCAGCAATAGCGTGTGTTATAGTAAGGCTCGGGAACAACTCCTGGGCTTTTCTTTTTGTTACGTTTTTATCCCCTTTAGATTTACAACCTAACACAGTCTGCCACTTGAGAGGTTGTACGTGGTTGATCTTAAAGCCCTTAGTGTATACAATACCTAGAAGCATACCGTAGTTCTGCCCAAAGGTAAAAGTAGACCGCACACCTTGTTTAGGCATAGAGTGCACTCTTTCTATATACACCACACCGCCGGGAATGTCTTTGAACAAAGTAACTATATCCGTAGGCGTTTTGTCTTGGAACTTACTAAAGATCAGCACTGTGCTATCAGGTGTTAGTACCGCACACCCTCCGGAAACTCCCGGGTCAATCCCGATAATATATTCCACTTTTTTCTCCTTTTAGGTTGAATGCCTTTTTTCTTCTTATGTTTAACTTTTCTTTGTTTGGTCATTAGTCTCTCCTGCCTAGAGCGTCTTCACGCCCATGTTTATAACCATGTTTGAACGCTGTTTGATAATGGAACATACTACACCCTATTACATCTTCAGAGATGTTATGTCTCATCAACAAACTCCGAAGGTAAGCCCAATGGGCTTCTGCTAATTCTTTCGACCGGTCTTTGGTTTCTGGGTTTGTTTTTTTCACGATGGCTCTCCTGTTTTACAAATTTCATAAAAGTTTTAAGCGGTCCGGGGATCTCCTCTATTTTAGCGAAGGCTCGGGCCTCCCTTCTAAGTTTTTTTATTCTTTTTTGATTCATTTTCTTTACTCTTCCTTCTGATCATATTCTTCTGATCTTCATTCAGTTTAAGTTTACTAATCGGTACTTGGATCTCTGTTATTTCAGGTTCTGGTTGTGCAAAATCTTCTACCTCTATCTCTCCCTTACTGTTGAAATCCATATTAGTATCTTTACGCATACTGAAACCACAACCTTTACGAGGGCAAACAGCAGCAAAAAAACCGTCAAAATACCTGATAAACCATTTGAGTGGTGTGTTACAATTAGCACAAGGAATTACCTTGTCCGTATCTCGCCACTTATTAAAAGCGGGGTCAAAATCAAATGTACCTATCTTACAATGTGTACAGAAAAATGCGGTTGTTATGTGACCGTGGTATTGTAATCTTCTTCTTTTAAACAACCGGTCGCATAAAGGACAATATACATTCTTTTCTACTTCCGCTCCTATTATATGAACCATTATTTACGATACCTTTCCGTAGCAAACCCTTCCGCGTTGATGGGGCATCCTTCAGCCCAATCAGGAAGGGTGCACATTATGTTTATCATTTTATTTAACTCATCTTTTCTATTAATATCTACCTCACACAGAATTTCGTCGTGTACTGAGAGTATAACAGGGAAACCTTCTGCTTCTAACTTCACCATAGCGTGTGCCATAATGTCCCGCGCTGTGGCCTGCACACAGTTTTCTACTAGTTTCCCTCCATAAGTGTGGGTTTTCTTAAAGTTCTGCGTTTGACTATCTAAGGTGTAGTAAAAGATATTATTATCCCTATCTATCCCCGGCATGAAATAGTACAGAGGCCTGCCTGAAGGCAAGAATATACGTAGAAACATTTTATCACGGTTAAACCTCATATCATCTAGGATGAACCCTTTACCTGTCTGAAGGACACTCCGGACAGCCTGCTCTACATGACGCCACAAAGCAGGTACTTTTTTATATGTGCTCCGGTAGGATTTAATGCAAAGTACAGCGAGATCGGGATCTACATCTAATCCGTACCCTTGACAGGTAACGTGGAATTTAGCAGAACCCATCCCGAAACCCGAACCCAAAATTATCTGTTTTCCTAGCTGTCTATCCGGGTTTTTATAGTCCACGACCTCCGCCATTTCAACATAAATGTCGCGTCCTTCCCTAAAAGCAGATAAACCTTTCTGTTCTTTAGCCATCCACATCAAAACCCTTGCTTCTATCGCTGAATAGTCAGCAACAAGTAGGATTTTACCTTTTTCAGCCACTATCATACCTCGGATGCACTCCGTTAATGCAACCATGGGGTTCTCATAAAGAAAATCAAATTCCTCGACGGTGTTTTTCTTGATAATCTTAATAGCGGTGTTAGTGTTTACTGTCCCTCTACTCCTAGGAAGATTGTGCAACTGTAAGGCTTTACTGGTCCATCTACCGGTACTTGCACCGTGGTAGATAAGGTAACTACGGAATCTGCCGTCCGGACTGATTCCGGATAAAGCTCTGTCATACTTAGAAACACTGCTTTTACTATACTTCAACCGCAAATCCATTACCTCTCTGGCTATTGGGTCTTCACACGTCAGCAGTGCTTCTGTTATAGAATCTTTATCGAGCGAACTGAGCCCTAACCCTCGAGCATTAAGAAAAGCAAGGATCCGCTGTACTTGACCTAAAGAGTAAAGGGTTTTATTTGATAATTCAACTAACCTAGCGTTATATCTAATCTTTAGTTGGTCAGCGATAAGCATTGCTTTCTCAGCTAACTCAATATCTATGCACAGCCCTCTGGTGTTTATTTTCTCTGTTAAATGGTACAGTTCTTGCTCCTCAGCACTTAGTTTAGGGAGTGTACGGTGTATCTCACGGGAAACTTCAACGTCCGTTTTACAGTAGTCTAAAAAATCTCTCCTGTCTTGTTCGGTACTGGCAAAGAAAAGACCCTCTTTGTTTGGCTTACTCAGTTTGCTGATTAAAAACTTTCCTTTTAATTCTTTTTTGTACTTTAAATGTAAGGCGTTAGCGCAGCTTTCTAGATTAGCGGGTAGACCGCACATACACGCTTGAGCCATCGTATCTATAAACCTCGGAGGTTTCCCCCAGAAACGATCCCAGACCATGTACTCGAACACTGCGTTATAAGCGCAGAAGACGTATCCGTCTGCTATTAAGTCTTCAAACTCCTCTGGCATATATCCGTTGTACTGTCCTTTTACTGGCCCATCGTCAATAGCGTAAGCGGTACATAATATCCGCGTGGACGGATCGTAACAATAACGACCCGCCCCCGCTTTAAATATATCCACTCTAGAACGTGTTTCAAAGTCTATATGGACTATTTTATTCATTATAGATCGTCGCTTTCGTTCTCCTCGATCACGTAATCATCGAAATCGTTGTCTGCTCTAACTCTTGATAAGAACGGTTCACCATCTTTAACCTTCTGAAGGTTACGTACCCCGACAGATACTCCCGCTTTACCTTTGAACGTCCAACCATAACAATTTATAACCGCTCTCGCCCAACAACCAGGATAAAACTCAGTAGGGTCGGTGATTTCCGCTTTTGCCTGGTCTACAACTCCTGGGGCATACTTTCCACCTTTACCATTGATATACATTTTACCCTGATACTCTTCCCTATCCGAATCGTCTCCGTCCAGAATAGGCAACATAAGTTTCGCAGGTCTGCCTTCGCTCCACTTCTCGTTGATCGTTTCTTTTATCAGCTTTTCAAGAACTGAAAAATCCACGTCATCATCAAACAACATACCTAAACCATACTTACCATCCTCGTTAGGTTCAAACACGTGCGGGAACGTTACCCTAAACGGAGGTGTTAATAAACTTCCATCTGCTTTTTTTACGAACTTTTCCATAATAATTCTCCTTTACTCTGCGAAATCGTCTTTCGCTTTTATGAATTCAACGGCGTTTGATTTATTATCGTCTTTAACGATCTTATACCCGGTCTCAGGTCGAAAACAGAACTCGTCGATCTTACCTTTACCAACTACTTTCTCTACTTGAGCCGGGCTTTTTAGTTTTTTAGTATACAATTCATCACCATAACGTGCTTCAAAAGCTGCGATGACGCTTTCTTCGTTTGTATACGTTCGATGACCCAACCCATTAACGACTTTATATCCAGGGATCTTCTCACCCTGTAGCATCATGTCTTTAGCATGGGTTTTTACTTTCGTCATCCAATCAGAAATAAAATCAGACCAGTCGAGAACCTTGCGGATCTGAGCTATGTCCATATCTCCGATAATGGGCAGGGTTTCACCAAAATCCCGACGTGCTACTTCTTGGACTTTGGCTCTTACTGCGGGGCAAGTCGCCATGGCTGGACAGAACGTATCCTTACACCATTCACCCGCAACACATTGAGCTTTTTTAGATAGAGCAGCTAAGACTCTCTTATCAAGTTCTACTCTAAACTCTTCTATCTGGTCCGCTGTTACTGTGTACGATGTAACACTACCCTCTTCTCCAACACGAGGCTGATAGATGATCATTTCGATCTCTTGTGCTTCGTACTTCAAGTAAAGACCTAACGCATAATACATCATTTGCTTATTGTCGTAAGCCTCGACTTTTTTCCCAACCCCATATTTGTAATCCCCAACGATGATCTTCTTAAAAGGGATAACAATGGCGGCGTCAGTAGTACCAAAAAGCACTATGTTTACTTCAGTGAGTTCTATTCTTTCCTCAACCAAAAGCAAACTGCTCGTCGTCATCATATCCCGGATGAAATGAGCGTAATCCTTAGCGTGTTCGATCATTTCATCAGTTACAGGAATACAAAAACCATCAACTTCTTCTACCTCTTTAGGTTTAACAACTCCGTCTTTTAAATAGCGGGCTGCATAATCGTGAGCGACGGTGCCTTCTGCCATAAACTTGTTAGGTTTAGTAGGGTACTTTTCTGTCATCCTAACAGAACCTGGACAGTTCCACCAACGTTTACAGGATGACGCGCTCAGCCTTGAGTGTTTTATTTCCTTTGTACTCTTAGCCATTACAGATCCTCTTTTTCTGCATCGGCGTTGTCACGAGGGTCATAGTCCTCATCAAGGATCTTGTTGAAAAGGTCCATACAGTTAGCCATAGCTTTCTGGTTTCCTTTCAAAGAAGCTAATCTAGGCCCGCCACAACGAGCAATAGCCGCTCGGCACAGTTCCATACCCACACCCGGTTTCGCTTCACATACATCCGAAGCACGGTCTTTTAACATATCAATCGTTATCTCGACCTTCTCCTCCTTCTTTACCTCTTTCTTCACTTCTTTTGTCCTTGACGCTTTAACAGGTTTCTCTATAATAGGATCCCCTGCTTCAACCGCGTTATTTTCTAACGCTTCAATTCTTTTCTCCAGTGCTTCGATTCTTTCTTCTAGGTACATTGTACTCTCCTTATGTTCTTGAGTTATTATTTTTTTATGTACTTCCTCTTTCCATACCATTGTTTCCATCATTCTCTCTTCAATGGTGTCTTTAATGATCATAATGTTAACGTTGATCACATTACGCTGGCCTAACCGTTCTAAACGGCCGATACATTGTTCAATATCGGTAGGCGACCAGGAAGGTTCAACGAACAAACACGTCGAACAGACGTCTTGCAAACCGTCAATACCCTCCCCCGCCGCCTGTATTTGCCCAAAGAATATCTTTACCTCCTTTCTTTCTTGAAATATGTTGACCATTCCTTGTTTCATAACACTAGAGCAGGAGCCATCTACGCACACACTCTGAATGTTATGAAGTTTGTTCTTCAACTCCGCTGCGACTTTCTTATGATGGTAAAAAACAACGATCTTATCTACCTCTTCTAAGGTATCTCGGACGAAATCAGCAGCGTCATCTATTTTATACTCCGCCATTGCGTGACGTAACCGGGCTATCTCTCCTAACTGAAAATTAGAAGGATCATCATCCCCTGCTTTCTCTACTGTTTCGTCTTCTATTTCTTTTATTTTAGCCCGGACAGTGTTGGTACAATCAATCTCTATCAGGTTCAATATTCTATCCGGAAGTTCTGTTAACACTTCTCTTTTATCTCGACGCAACATAAAACCTTTCAGCTTCTCATTAAGCTCTCTTTCGTGCGAAGCCCCTGAAACATCCAAACCGAAAGCACCTAAAAAAGCCCCACAATACCGAAATGCAAATTTAACATACGGCGTGTGAGGGTGTATAGTCTCCGGCGCGCACGAGGCTAGCATTGGGTAAAGGTCTATCGGTCTGTTTTTAATTGGAGTACCTGTAAGAAACCACATCCTATCTGTTCTAATACGCAATCCTTTTTTAGATAATACCTTCTTAGTACGTTTTGCCTGAGTGTTCTTAAGGCGGTGTGCTTCATCACATATGATGTAAGCCCAACGAAAATCCATTAGCTGTTTAAAGATAGGGTCTTT